GTATAACGACATTCCAATCCTTGTAGCTTACTCAGGCAACGGCGGAACTGAACCACTTGCGTTCGACGAAGCTAACCCCGGAGGCGGCACCGCAACAGGTACTTCCATCTACGCTCTGAGCCTCGGCGCAGGCAAAGTGGTCGGTATCCAGAACGGCGGCATGGATGTCCGCGATCTAGGCGAACTAGATGAGAAGCCAGTATGGCGCACCCGCGTTGAGTGGTATTCAGCAATTGCCATGTATCATGGTCGCGCAGCAGCCCGTCTTTGGGGTATCTCTGACGCGGCAGTCGTGGCATAATAGAAACTCAGGAGATAATTAAATGCCTACCACTCACCCAGTAATTTTCGACAAAGCCACAGAGCTTAAGGATGCCGGTCTAGTCGCTGCTACCGCAGTTGCTACGGTTGCCTCAGTTGCTAAGATCCTTGATCTCGGTGCTGGTGTTGTCAAGGGTCACGTTGTTCTGGATGTCACCGCAGTTGAAGTTGCTACTGGCGACGAAAGCTACCGCGTTGAAATCCAAGGCAGCAACTCCTCGACGTTCGCTTCTGGTATCGTGATTCTTGCAATGGTCCACATGGGCGACAGCTCGGTGACTTTTGAATCAGCCGACAGTGGTACAGGTCGTTTCATTGTCCCAGTTCGCAATGAGAAGAACGGCACCGTGTATCGCTATATGCGTATCAACACTCGCGTTGCTGGTACAATTGCAACAGGTATCAACTTCAGTGGCTTCTTCACCAAAGCCACTTACTAAGATTTAATTGCATTAAGTTGCAGGGGCGAGCTATACACTGTGTAGTTCGCCCTTTTTGTAAGGATTACCCACATGGATAAAGTTTTCGTCAAATTGAAAAATACCGAAACAGGTGAAGTCAGCAACTTCTGGCCCGTAGACGCTAGAGAGATTATGGCTAGCTCACCAGAAATGTACGAGATTGCAGACGCTGAACCTCTCCCAGGAATTTTTGAGACTCCTGTAACAGAAAAGATTGATGTAGCGAGTGTTTCTATACCTGAGCGCGAAGTTACATCTGTAGCTGAGCCAGAAGCACCCAAACCCAACACTCGTCGTAAGTAACAAGCATGGAGTCTGGTCAATCAGTCTCTGAAGCCGCCGTAGGAATAGGCGACATATTCAGTAAATTTGGTATAGAAGGGATGATCATATTCACCCTTCTACTACTTCTTTTCTGGAGAGAGATTGCTTCGCATCTGGAAAGACGAGAGAATAGGCTTGAAAGGGAGCAAGCCAAAATGACTGCTCAAAGTTTTGCGGACAGCGCCTCAAAACTAGCAGATGCCATCGGAGTTTTAAGAACAGAAGTTATGGTTCTTAAAGCTATAATCCAGAAAGATACAGGCCATGAATCTGAGTGATGTTATAGTCAAGATGTTTGTCAAGCCAAAAGATAAGGATGCTACGTGTCCTCATGCCGAAGCTATGATCCATATAGAGCGCATGGCTAGAGAAGCAGATAAACTTCTTCAACCCCTTGAGCATAAGCCCCACAACCAAAACCTCTAGTAAAGCCAGCAATCTTAGGCTATAGGTCTTGTAGGAGATTAGAATGGCCTTTATTGTTGAAACAGGTTCTGTGGTTGCTAATGCGAATAGCTACACATCTATAGCTTTTGCTGATGACTACTTTGATACTCATCTCTATTATTCTGAGCGTTGGGCGGAATACACCATAACTGAAAAAGAGAATATGCTCGTGGCTGCTACGTCTTATCTGGACAGCACTTACGACTGGGACGGCACGAGAACCAGCGACACAAGTTCGTTACGGTGGCCCCGCTCTGGCGTTATGGGTGTAGACGACATAGAGATTGGTGAGAACACAATACCTGTTAATCTACAAAGAGCCGTGTGTGAGCAGGCCGTTGAAATGAAAATCAGCGATGTACTGGCTCCTAGCGATACTCTTGGCATAACCGAATTGAAGGTTGATGTTATTGAGTTTGTCTTCGACAAGAACGACAAGAAGTCACCCACAAGTAGCCGAGTGTTGATCTTACTAAAAGGTTTGGGAACCACCACTATTGGTTCTAGAGTTGTAAAGGTGTTTCGCTCCTAATGGCTCTGGCTAAAACAGTATACGACCTATCCAAGAAAGCCTTTGACTTAGTCGGTGATCTTAAGACCCCTGCGATATACACGCGCAAAGGGACTACTACTTACGACCCACTTACAGACACTATGACTTCTACCGACACTGTACTAAATATGGAAGTAGTTGTAGTTAAGAACGAAGCGGTTGAGCGCGAAGCTGCCAAGGTGACCTTTTACAGCAAGAAAATTATAGCGCACTCTTCTTCCTTTGGAACTTTGGTTCCAAGAGAAACCGATCTTGTGTCTTTACAGGGTGTCAATTATAAGGTTAATGGTGTAGAGTCTCCACCAAGCAGCCCCATCTACACACTTATGCTCGTGAGGGTGTAATGAAGATAGTGTTCAGACAACAAAAGCAAGAGCTTGAAAAAGCCCGTAAGCGAGTTCAATCAAACGCCAAGAGGTCCTTGGCGAGACAAGTCAAAAGGATGGTCTACGATGTCCACAATTATATTCTTAGTGCTACTCCTGTATATTCTGGTAACGCTGTCGCCAACTTCCAGTGGTCCATGGATAGTCCGGCTAATGGCCTCGTTAAACCTGCTCGCTTCCCGACTGATGGACTTGGTAAAACGTCGGTAAAGCCTTTGGGGTCAGAGGCAGCTAGAGGAGCCAACGAAGCTATTGCTAATGCTTCGCTGGCGAAGATAGATTTCTCTGACCCCTTTAGAAGAATCTATGTTGTGAATAACGTACCGTACTTTGCTGATTTGGAATACGGCACTTACAACTTTGTCACCAAGACAGAACCAAGAACGCCTCCTGCTGGTATCTTCAGAGGCGCTTCGGCTATGTTGAGAAACAAGTATCCTGGAGTCAGAGCGAGGTTTACCACATGAGCCTAGAGACTCAAAGAGCTGCGATAACAGACTACTTCAAAGCAAACTGGTTGGAGACGACTGTTACGGTGGCTTATCCTAATCACCCCTTTGTCACACCTGTTGGTCAGCCTTTTCTAGTTCTTAATCTTACGAACTTTGATCGCTCAAGAGGATCAATAGGTATGGACCAATGGCTTACTCGCAGAGTGGGTGCTGTTCAGGTGGACATCTATGTGCTGGAGAACACAGGATACAAGACTGCTGCACAGATGGCAGACACCATAGAAGCGATGTTTGAAAGCATAGAGATTGTTACGAGTGACAGCCAGACTATAAAATTCAGAACACCGCGTACAACTAATCTTTCACTTAATGAGGAAAGAGCCTCCAACATGGAAGATTCATACTTCAGGCTGATGACCTATTGTGAGTATTACGTGGATGAGATAAAGACTAGCTAACTTTTAACTTTCCTATATGAGACAGTTGTGCTAGTAGACAATTTACGAAAAGACCACGGCGAGTGGTCCGCAACGAATTTGGAGTTTATAAATGGCTGACGCAAATAAGACCGCAGTGAGAGTTCTTAAAGAGATCACTCCCGGCACCATTCAGAACAACGCAGCCTTCCGCAATGTGCGCTACACTTCTGAGAGCCTGAGCTTTACTCCACAAACAGAAACGTCTAACGAAATTGACTCTACTCGCCAAGTCAATGATCTTATCTTGACCGGCTTTGAAACAGGTGGCGATATCGCTGCTGAAATGAGCTTTGGTAACACATCGGACCTAATGGAAGGTGTGATGTTCAACTCTTGGGTACGCACACCTGAGATTGTTAATGGTCTTGACATCACTGGGGCCACTTCTGCTACGCTAGGCACCAATATCACCAGCATCACCCTCGGTACGACTATCACAGTCGTAGCTACCAAGACCTTTGTCGGAGCATCTACCACGCTCGCAGCAAACACAGCTTTTCAAGTAGGCCACGTCATTGTGCTCGAGGGCTTCCCGACTGCTGCCAACAACGGTGTTCCTAAAATTCTAACAGCGGTGACAACCACAACTCTGGTTGCCTCGGCTGCGGCCTTCAGCAATGAAGCTTCAACTGTTGCTGGAGGTGCTAACACACGCGGCTCACGCATCAAGGTTGTCGGCCTGCAAGGTGTAGCTGCTGACATAAACGCTACCGCTTCGGGCCTTAGCTCAACTACAATGAACTTCACCAACATGAACCTCGCAGTAGGTATGTGGGTGAAGATCTACGGCTTCACCACGACCGCTACGGCCAACAATGGCTATGCTCGCATCAGCGCGATTGCTGCTACCTCTTTGACTTTTGATATCCTGCCTGCTGGTTGGACC